AACTTAGCCGTAAAAGCTAAATTTTCTGTGTCGCCATTTTTCAAAACAGCGCCTTCTAGCACTACTCGACAGGGATAGGTGCCGTCAACATTGAGCTTGTCAAACATGGGAATTAGGGCAAAGGGTTGGGGATAGTAGCTTGATCAGTATCAAGTAAACGCCAGCGTGCCGGAGTCGCTGAGGCCTTCAGTGCGTCGCACCGTAAACGGAATGTTCAGCGCTGCGATGCCGGCATCATCGTCGGGTGCGGGAGCGCCCAGTTGAACCTTGGACAGGTTGACGACTATGCGATTGCCCGCCACCGTGCCATGGGTGAAGTTGAGCGCACCATTGGTAGAAGCTACTGCTATCGCGTAGAAATCCTTGCTGCTTAGCAGATCCGGCCTTTGCAGCTTAAGGGATCCCGTGATTACACGATCCACGATCTGAAAATTAGGAGCGCAACCCATTCGATCGTAAAATTCTACAGTGTTTTCACATTTCAGCGAAAAATCAATAATGCAACAGCTATAGCCATGAAGGCTAAATGTTGGCGTATTAACAGAATTGCAAGCTACGGGGGCAGCCATAGCGCTATAAGTTGGCGTTAGGGATGCCGCATCCACAGGAGGCACGTAAATGCCAGGAATGTCAAACGAGAACAGCGGCACCTCGCCGGCCTGCATCTTCAGCTCCCAGCTCTTGGTTCGGGCACCTATCCCTAGGTGCTTGTTGCCGTCCCAATCGTGGTAGAAGGTCAGAGAATCAGCTCCGCCCGTCACGAATGAATAGGTGTTGCTGGTGGTGGCAACCGTTGCCAGGTTCATTCCTGCAGCACGCAGGAAAATCCCGTAGGCGGGGGGGGTGCCAGCGGTGCCGGAGCCGACGGCTTCAACGTCAAACGCGACGCCGTTTTTCAGCTCGGCCATCACGTCCGGCAATGCTTCACCGAACTGCCCGTCTAGGCTGGGGCGAGCAATAGCAGTGGCGTCAAGGGCTGTCAGCTTCGGGTCCCTGACCCGGATCGCGTTCACCCCCGTCGGGGCTGCTGACGTTGCGTAGGTCGTCTCCAATGCTGCCATCAGAAACTGAGACTTGTTGCGGGCCATCGGCTTGGGGGGGTTGGGTTACGGATTCGAGGATCCACTCGTTGTTGGTGAGCAGATAGGCGCCAGGGCCAGAAGGCAACGGCGGTGTAGGGGGCTGCTCATGCGTTGCCTTCTTCATGCAATGTAATGTTGGAGATGGCCGTGTAATAGGTCACATTGTAAATCATTTTGACTTCGCATGCTTGCAGGTTGGGCTCATGGATCCGGCCACGGGATTCGATGTCAATGCACAGTCCCCCCAGATCCCGCCTCCCGGCCATGATGCGTGCATGGACCGCCGCGCAAAACGGGCCCAGGATTCGCCAGTTTGGGGGCTCCCCTGGCGTTCGGGGCTTGGTGATGGTGATAACGACCGGTAGGGTTGAGACCGCTTGGCACGCGCTTAGGACCCTGTCAAGGGCCTCCCCTTCCTGATCCAGCTTGATCACCACGCCATCGGGCTCAGATGCCACCCTGGCTGCATCAAGAAACAAGGCCCCAACTCCAGGAATATCGCTCCGGTCCTCGGTGGCCGCCGCGCCCTGCAGCAGCGCCGCCAGGGCGTCCATGATCTGGCAGGAGATAGAGAGGGTCATGGCTCCCCCTGACGATCGGATTTAACCGCCACCCCTGTCACCCATGCCGCAGCGTTGACCCATGCCATCGTCGCCCGATCCAACTGGCCTTCGCACGCCCTCCCGCCAGCAAACCGCGAGCACGCAAACCAGCTAGCCGTAGCGACCACCGCCGCCATCACCATGCAGCCAGCGCCAAATACAATCAGCTGCCAGACGTAGCGCGTCACCCCCTTTCCCCTCGCTAATGATGGGGAAATGATAGCGCAACCTTCTGTGATAATCCCCCGGGCACGTTGCGGCGCACTAGGTCGGCGATGCTTGATGTTGTGTCGATTAGCTCTAGCCCATAGGCGGTAAGGGTTTCAGCTGTATAAATTGCCCTTGAGAGAAGTGGATTGGTGTAAATCTGTGTGAAGGCGTCATAGGCCACCATGATCAGCATTAACGATCCGAACAAAGCGCCAGGCTGAGGATCTTCGGCAAACAGGCCCACCACTAGCTCTAGCCTGTCAATATCTCCGTAGAGGGTTTCCAGTTTTTGGCGCAAGCCGTTATCCTTGGTAAGCTCTGTAAAGTCCCGTAGCTTGGCAAGGCCAAAGTTTTGGCGGTATTCATTGTAACCCTGTAGCCTAAAATCTCTACCCATCTTAATTGTCTGACATTCCGCTCCCATCAGGAAATCAGGGTTGTTCCCTAGGCTGATACATCCAGCTGCTTGGTTTGAGGCGTTGCCGATGATACTGGCCAAACCGTGCGCCTCCAGCAGTTCATTATTCCAGCGATAAAATGAATGATTTACGATTGCATCATTCACAACTAAGTGATCCGGAACAAGGCCATGCCAGCGATAGAGCAAGTTAAATTCGAGCGCCATCCAGTTGGTGCGATACCAGGGCTGGCCTTCGGCAAAACCGGGATCAAACCTAAACAACGAATCACCTGCTATATGATTGATGTAGTTTTCAATAGTTAGCTTTAGAAGCAGACAGGTATTTATCATGCGCGCCGTTTGAAACAAGCGCTCGTCGTCGTCTTTCCAATCAAGGCCTGAAATGCTGCTTAGCTCCTGGCAAATGCGGTTGTGCTCCCGCAGGAAAATGGTGCTCAGGGCCACATACCCTACCGATGAATTGCCCCTCTCCAGTCCGGTTGCATAGAGCCTGTCGAGCCTTGCATCACGCTGCTCTGGCGTCAGCGTGCCTGGGGGGAAACTCTTGTCTAGGGCTGCCTTTACCCATTCGGTATTGCCATGGGGGTAAAGCCCCTGTGAGGGGATCACCCGCCTTTCAGAATCTAAACAGCTATATTTAGCCTTGACCTGCCATTCGCCTGCCTCGTTTCGCTCTCCTAGATAATCAGGATATTCCTCCCCATTAATGATCTGAGAGGTTAGGCGTCCTCCAGAGTGACTCCGTAGACACTGGGCTTGGTGCTCATACAGCCCATATATCTGGCAAAGATCAACATCATGGTTGGAAGTATTTTTGCGTCGGTCGTCAGGGTCGGTGCGGAGCACACTGTCGGTAAACCATTGCGCAAAAAACATGAACAGAACAGATGATCGATCCGCCTGCATCACCTCGCCCCTGGCGAACAAGGACGTAACCGGGCCCCAACCACCTTGCCCGCTTGGGGCATCATCGGGGAGCGCCGCAATGCTGCTCATGCTGGCAGGAGGCAAGTGACGCGCAGAAAATCGGCGATCCGTCAGGGCCGGCCAGGATGTGTAATCTGAAATCGGACCACTGGAGCCACCCGGCGCAGCCGCCACAGGAGACCACAGGCTGAATGGTCTGGGCCGAGGCGTGGTGGAGTTAGCGATCAGATTGGTGAGAAGTCGGTTTACATGTTTTCCGAGCCAGGGGATTGATGATGCCCACCCAAGGACCCTTCGCAACAATCGGGACCACATCAGGGCAGGCAGAAGCATTAGCCCTTGCCCCTCGCCAGTGCCGGGGGCATGATAAGGCCCGCCTTGCCTGAGCCATGGGGCAGCTTGTCATACACCGCGATGCCTTGCGTCACCAACCAAATCACCACGCTTACACCGCCTGCAACTGCGGCGATCTTGATAACGATGCCATTCATATCGCTTTGCAATTTTTCAACAGATTTTTCTAATTGCCCTGCTTCTTTCATTAATGCTTCAACAGCGCTTGAGAGTTTTATGATGTCCCTATCATGCGCGTTCATGTCTTTAACTGCGGCTTTATGGTCCGTTTGAATATCTGATATTGCTGTCTCCATCCGAGTTAGTCCTGAGCATAAGAGCTTTAGATCTCCCTGTATAGAAGTAACTTCTTGAAGCTGATCTTTAACACCGGACAATTCACCACATGCTCTGTTGAGCATGTCAAACAAGCCTTTTAGGTCACTAAGCGGAACTTGTGGAACTTGACTAAAATTTTCACTCACGATCCAGTCTCCCCCGCATCCAGCGCCGCACGACTGGCACTGCCGTCAGAACGCCCCACGCCGGCAGAAACAACGCCAGGTGCAGCGCCGTCATGGCAACGACATCCCATGCACTCATGGCTAGGCGCTAGGCGGAGTCATGGCGATTATAGCCTGATTCAGGGCAGTTATAAAGGCCGTTGGTAGATTGCACCGCGCAGCCAAGGCTAGAAATTCCTCAACTAGGGGCGCCATGTTTTGCTCTGGCTGAACCGACACAATCAGTAGAAGACCCTGCAAATATTCGCTAAAATCTCCTCTATCCTGGAAGCGATCCAGGCGAGAAATGGAAAACGTCACTGCAAGGCGTGCAGAAGCGTTTTCAGAATCCAGGGCTGCTGCCATTGCGTCCACGTACCCGTTCTCGGTCAGGATCGCATGCCGGAATCCTGGCCAGTCTGGCCCAGGTGCTGGCCCTGGGGGCAGCTCAACCACCTCCCACCCATAGGTCACGGTGCCGTTTACGTCGGCATCCACGTCTGTGATGTTGACCACTGGCGCCAGTGGTTGTGCCTGATGCGTCGCAGGGTTGAACCCAGTGGGCTCGGGCTCCTGAATCGCCTCCACCACATGGTAGGCATTGCGGTCTAGTCCAATGACCGGCTCGCTGTCGCCACGGGGCCATGCAGTTAGGAGGTTGGTGGCGCGGTTGAGAAGCAAATAATTCATGGGGTTCAGATTTGATAGCGAAAAATTAGTCTGCCATCAGCGCCGGCGCCACCGGTGGTGCCGCCGCCTCGGCCACCGCCACCACCGCCGCCGCCCGAATTGGCGGCCCCGGCTTGGCCAGCGCCGCTCTGCGCTCCGCCGTTGCCGCCGCCGCCAAGGCCGCCAGCAGGCCCGGTGGCGCCTGTCTGGTTGCCGCCACCGCCGCCACCGCAATATCTCTGTGCCGAGCCGGTGATCGACGACTCGAAACCGATGCCGCCAGTCCCTCCAACTCCGCTGGCTACCCCATTGCCGCCAGGGCCACCGCCACCGCCACCGCCACCTCCGCCCGCTGTCGCGGTAGCGCCAGCGGCACCGCCGGAGAACCCCCCTGCGGTTGACGCCCCACCAGCGGCACCAGACCGGAACCCGCCACCGCCGTTGCCGCCGCTGCCACCAACAAACGGGGCGGCTGTGCCTGAGAGCCTGGCGCCACCGCCACCGCCGATTGCAGTCAGCCCGAACGCGCTGGAATTGCCGCCCGCCCGTTGTGCAGCGGTTCGAGATTGGTCAGTTCCCCCTAGCCCGCCGAGGCCGATGGTCACAGGGTAAAGGCCGACGGCAACAGCCAGCGAACCCTCTAGTGGTCTGCCACCAGCGCCACCGCCGCCGCCGCCTTCTGAATTGTCCCCGCCATTGGCGCCGCCGCCTGCGGGAATCAACAGGTATTCAATCGTGCCGCCGCTGATTATGTTTATTGTTTGCGAAGAGTTAACGGTATGGACGCGGTAATTTATCCCGCCTACATTTATGTCCTGGGTGGTGCCGCCTGTGGCAACTACGCCTCCAGATCCGGCCGGGGGTGGAAAGGCAGTAAACGAATCGCCCCAATGCTGCATTTTTATCCTGCCCTCCTAGTTGGCAGAATTACTAAAAGCCCAGCTCCCGCAACAGTTGACCCAACTTGAGTAACAAAATAAGCTATTATAGAACCCGTCGCTATAACTTGGCCAGCGGTAACAAATGCCGAAGCAAATGTCCCAGGACTAGCGGTAGAATTAGTGGAACCTGCTGCGATTGTTGGCAGAGTTGCGTAAATTGACGTACCATTGACCTTAATATCAAATTGCAATGCTGCGCCGGTTGGAGCTGTCGCAACGGCAAACACTGGCAGATCAGTGAGCGCCATTGCGGTACGCAGATATTGCGTAAGTTTTTTGGCTACAGTTGTTGAGTGTGTTAACGGAGTGGACCCATCCGATAGGTCTATGTAAACGTCCGACAACGTGGCCAGGTTGGCGCCGGAGAATGCCAGGCCAAGGGGGGCAAACTCCTCCAGCGAGCCCGTGCCTGCTGCGCTGCGGCCAACAAGGCGGTTGGTGGCCATGGTTAGACCGCTAGAGCCGATCAGCCCCGCCGCGGCACGGTTGGCGATGTTGCCGACGACCTTCTGTAGGGCCTGCAAGATCGTGTCCGATTCACTGACCGTGCCGGCGCCTGCAGTGAAGCCGGCCAGGGCAGAGGCGATTGCTCGGGCTGCGGTAAAGAATTGGTTGCCTCCGGACTCCGAAAGATCCCCAGTGCCCAGCGTGACAGCTCCTGTCTGCCCATTGATCGAGCTGACGCCGGGCATCCCTGTCGGCATCTGGACCCAATCGGCCAGCAGGGCGCCGTCATTGGCGACGATCACCCACTCACTGGCCCCGCCATCGGTCCTAATACACCAATCACCACCTTGCCCCCGGAGGGCCAGCATCGCGGTCTGGCTGCTGACCTGGCCTAGATACTGAACCAGGGCAATTGCCGGGATTTGGCTGGTGGGCACCACGCCTCCAACCAGGTCGGCCTTTGTGGCCAGGCCGGTGCTCAGTGCTGCAGGAGTTGCAAAATCACCGGTAGCGGCAGTGGCGGCCGTGCCCAGTTCAAGCCAGGTTCGCCCCGCCGCGGCATTGGCCAACACCAACACCGAGCGGCCATAGGCGCTAGTGCTTAGCCCCGCAATGGCTGTCAGATCGCCATCCAGAGGTTGATAGGTGAGGGCTCCATTGGCGGTCGTCAGATAGCTGGAGAGCGTCGATGCGAGATCTGCCGGCTGAACCGCTGTGCCGGCCAGCGTTGCCCCTGTCGTCCATGTCGTCTGGATCGCGTTGCTCGGCAGGCTGAATCCTGACGGCAGCCCCAGGGTAAGGGTGACACCGCCGCCCGTGTTGGTAGTGCTGGTACTCCAACCGCTAGGAACCGACAGCGCAACCGACTGCACAGGGGCAGCTGCTGCCGCCTCTTGCGGGGTTGTGTATCCAGGGTGGGGGTCTGCTGCTGCTGCGTGCGCCGCTACCGCGGCGGCGGCCGTTCCAGCAGGGTCGCCTCCCAGCAACGCCACCAACGCTGAGACCGCTGCATTCCGGGTATTGATCGGCCCCGCCGTGCCGGTGCCAGTGCCCGCGCCAGTGGCTACAAAATATGCACCAACTGTATTTGATTCGGCGCCAATTGCTGTGAAAGAGGTATTGCCTACGCTAATAATTTGATACGCTTGCCCAACAACAAACGCCCCGGCCGTTACCGCCGCGCCGATGCGGTCAAACACCAGGCGGTCGCTGCCCTGGACGCTGCCCAGGTCTGGCAGTTGGGAAATCGTGAGCGGTGTTTGGGTCATGGCTTAGGACGGCTGGGTTTGCAGCGAACGGCCGGAGCCGGTAACCAATAACTGGCCGGAGCCGGTGCGGAGGAGGCGGGAGACTAGGGGAATGGCTATGGTGGCGGTGCGGGCTAATGGAATCTTGCAAAACGCGCCATCATTGAAGCGCTGGGGCTGCATCTCAACTTTGTAAGCTTGGCCATCTATTGTAATTGGGCTCCCATAATTTAAGCTGCCAAATAAATCAGTTCTTGCAGTCAGCAAATAATCGATTACCGTAACGCCTCCATCAAAAATAATTTCACTGTTCAAGTCGAGATAGCCAAGGCCTGTTACAGCCCCGGCTATCACGGGAACAGCGCCCATGTCCAGATCCAGAAAATCATCTAGATCGTCGAACGCCATCAGTCGCCAGGCTCAGAAGGTTTAGTCTTCTTGCCACCTTCGGGCGTGGCACCAACAACCCCCAAGGCCACCAGGGTGGCGGCTTCTTCGGTGGTTAGCCGGAGGATCTCGGCGCCATCTTCATAGCGGGCCCCGTCGTGGTAAACAGGACCATTGAGAACGGTGTAGGCGGGCATGATCAGGCGACTGCGTTTTTGATCAGGTAGCCAGCCGCTTTGGCGGCAATGGCGGGGGCTTCGCAGCTGGACACAGGGAAACACCAAGCCTTCTTGTTGTTTTCGTAGTAAGCCGGCTCGCTCATTGGGTATCCATTGAGGTTGTAAGTGTACCCATAGCTAGGCGCTCCCATTTGAGCTAAAGAGGCGACTGGCTTATAAACCAACACTATATCCTTGCCCCATACATCAGAAAACACGCCAGCATCGTTTGATTGAATAGCATCTCCCACCCAAACATTTTGCACGCCAAAAAGTGAAGCCAAAAGTTCCGGCGTAGCAGTGTCACGACCGGTATACTTGATCCGGTCAACGATCACAGGATGCTGGGTCAACACCTCAAAAACTGCAGCCCCCATCACTAAATCAGTTGGGCGCTTCCCAATCTGTTGTCGAATGACTTCCTTGCCATCTTTTACAACCTTAACGGGGTTGCTAGTGCCGGTAAAGTCCGAAAATTGACTAGTGCCGGAAAGTATAATCCTATTAGAAGAATCATAATTTGCCGTATTGGTAGCCAGCGCAGCTTGTTGAATTTCAAGACGCAAGCCAACAATATCCATCGCTCCATTGATGGCCATTGTCGCACCATCAATAGTAAAGCCCTTAGAAGGATCAAGCTGCTCTTCCCTGATTTCCTTGGGCAACATGCCCTCAATGGAATAATCCTGAAGGCCGTAGTCACTCCCGGAATAACCAAACGAAACGCGAGGAGTTCTAGCGCCAGGGCTGCGGGCCATGTTGCTGTATTGCATGAAAGATTCCTTATTAAAGGAAATGATCTTTCCTGCGCGAGCGCCCGTGGGAACACGGGGAAACAGGTTCATCCCTACAAACTCAGAGTTTTGAAACCCTTGAGCGATTGCAGTGTTGACGGGGCTGATGCCAGCACGGGCCTGGCTGAGGTTTTGTGCGGCCATGATCAGTTGGGGATAAGGAGAGCTTCGGCAATGTCACCAGCGGCAGCGGCAGCGGTGATAGATCGGGCAACGGTAGCGCCAGTAGTTCGAGTTACTAGGCGGCCAACAGAGTCAAACTGCAGCGCAATGTCTGCGGCGAATGCCGCGCCGGCTTCAACCTGCGCAGTTCCCGTCACAACAGCAGTGATGAGATCGCCACTCACGCCGCCAAACACCGCCACAGCGCCATGACCGCCAACGGCAGGAACAGCGCCAGCAAAGTTGATGGCTCGGTTTTGGGTGATGGTAGCCGTTGCCCTGATGGGCAGGCTGGTTTCAGCGTAATTACCAACGGCCATGATCAGTTACCTCCTTGAGTGGTGATGGCGCGAATTGCATCCTGATAGCTAGCGCCAGGATGCTCAGCTTGATAGGCCAATGCGCTGTCGTGAATCGCCTCTTCATTAGCTCCAGGGCCAAGAAACCCGGAGAATACAAAGGCCTTGCTAGGTTTGGCCTCATGGTTGCCGTCAGGGGCAGGGGCGTAAGGAACACTGGGGGCCCCGTCAAACTGCCGAGCCTGCGCAACACTGGCGAGGCCGGCCTTTTCGGCAGTCAGAACAGCATCACCAGCTTCAACGCCAGTGGTCTTGCCATCAGCAGCCAGTCGCTCGATCAGAGCTTCATGGCCTGGCATTGACCGGGCGCGAACATCGGCGATCCGCTGGCGTTCGGCGGCAGCACCTTCGGCCCGCAATGATGCGACGACCTCGGGGTTAGCCGCCAGCCATTCGGCAGTGGTCTGGGGCGTGGGTTGATTTTCATCCATAGCAAAACGGGCGGGGGGCTGGGTGGATGGGGCAGAGCGCCCACCAGTGGAGGCGCTAGGGGTTGCAGTGAGCTGAGCTATCAGCATGTCCAGGCTACTGATTTGGTCCGCGAGGCCCGCGTCAATCGCCTGTTGACCGATGAACATTCGCCCATCAGCCATGTCATCGAGAACACGCTCAACCGATACCCCACGGTTGGCGGCAACATCAGTGACAAACAGCGAGTACAAATAGTCTACTTGATCCTGGATTACTTTTTGACCGGTTTCGGTCAGCGGGCCATACTGCGATGCCGCCCGCTTGAACTTGCCGGCCACGATCTCGGTAGTCTTGACCCCCATCGCCTGCTCTCGCTGGCTCACGTCAACATGAGTTGCGACCACACCCAAAGACCCTTCTTGCGAAGTGCCTGACTCCAAAGCAATAAAGTCAGCTGCGGATCCCACCCACAAGCCAGCGCTTGCCATCATTCCCTGAACCAGAGTTGCAATTGGCTTCACGCCACGCACCGCCCGCACCGCCGCCGCAGCCGTCTGAGTGCCAGCCACGGTGCCGCCTGGGGTGTCCGCCAGCAGGATGATGGCCTTGACGGTGGGGTCTGCCGCTGCGGTCTGAACATCACGAGCGAACAGCTCGGTGCTGGTGCCACCTGACATGTTGGTCATCAGGTTCATCCGCTGAGCCAACACGCCATGCAGCGGGATCAATGCTGCGCCGTTCCGCACCTCATAGCCCTGTTGCTGCTCGGTCCCCAGTGGCCGGCCAATCCTGGCCTCTAATGCCGCAATGTCCAGTTCTTCCCCGCGGCTGCGGGCCGCGTAGATCGCCTGAATTTCTTCCAGGCGGTTGGGCAGGATCGCCCAGGGTGCATTTAGGACATCAAGAACTGTCATAGGCCCAATCTAATCGGTAGTGCTGTTTGGGTCAGGTGGTGGCACCGCAACCGCAACCGCTGGCATCTGCAGACCATCGCGCACCCTGGCCGCCATCTCCCTGGCGCTTTGCCGGTGCTTGGTTTCCCAGTCGCCGCCGTCATAGGCAACAACTTCTTCAGCTCGGGTGGTGATGCCCTCCTCCATGCGCTTGGCTGCCGCCATGGCCTCTTTCAACGGATCGAGAGCCCCAGGGCCATCGCCGCACCAGCTGGTCTGGCTCCATGCATACCGGATGAAAGAATCAGCAAAAAAGCCTGGCGCCTGGATGATCCCCAGTGCCACGGCATCGGCCAACCACTCCTCATAAACGGGCTGGCATAGCCGTTGGGCCAGCCAGACGCGCTTGATTTGCCAAGTCCGCCAGGCATCCATCAATGCAGCACGGCTGGCGGAATAGGAGGCGTTGAAGGCCTTGGCCAGCACCTCCTTAGGAATCCCCAGACCCATGGAGCAGATGTTTAGCATCGCCCCAAAAAACGGATCGAAGTTT